CATCTGCACAACCTTGGCGCTGCAGTCGACCAGGTCGGCGGTGGCATCGCGGCCGCTGATGGAGATGGAGTGCGACTCTTTGTCATAGCTGACAACCCGTGCATCGACAATACCGGCGATGATCTGCTCGCCATCGATCAACAGGTGGCATAGATCGCCCTTTTTGATCGGCCGGGCGATATCCTGTCCACTCCAGCGATCGGTGACAGTCAGCTCAAACGATCCACATAGCTCGGTCATCGGGCTGGGAGAGATGCGCATGGCTGTCCAGCCCCCATACAGATCGCCGTTGACCCGTAGCTCCACACCGGCCTCAGACATGGATCACCTCCAGCGGCGTGCCGCCAGGCACAAAGCCGGGATGCCGGATATTGTTGCGGGCCACCAGCTCATCGGCGCGGCCTGCATCGCCGTAGATGCGGTGAGCGATCACCACGGCGGGGAGGGTGGCTTTCGGGGTATGGCTGCTCACCTTCGGCAGCTGGGCGGCGCGATCGGTGAGATCGCGAACCACGGCGACACGCAGATCGACCAGCGCCAGATAGACCGCGTCTGGAGCCGTCTCGGCCTCGGCCTCGAGGCGGTCGGCCAGATCGCTGCGCTTGGCCATCGCAGCACTGCTGCTCTCCGGTGTTGTGGATGCACTCAGGCGAGCCTCTTCGATCAGCGCCACGCGCTTGGTCAGGGCGATCGAGGCGCTCTGGTTGGCGGCCTGTGCCTTGCGGGCGGGGGTGGTGGATGGCGGTGTGTTCAGATCATCGCCGAAGCTTGTCAGCTTGCGCAGGGCCGGCACCGGATCGGAGAAGACCTTGCCGATTCCGCCAATGATGGAGGCCATGCCATTGCCGAGGTCGGCAGGCTTCCTCACCAGCGCATTGAGCGAGCCCTGCAGGGAGGTCAGCGCGCCATAGAAGCCGGTGATCTCGGAGGGGATGGCGGGGATAGCTGCAGCGGCATCGATCGCATCGGCAGCCTTGCCCATCACAGCCACCGCCTCATCAGCCACCCATCCGGGCTTGCCAATCACATCGAAGGTGTTGGAGAAGTCATCGACACTGGCCGCCACGGCACTGTCGGCAGCTGCATCGACGGCTGATGCCGTGTCTGCTGTCGCCGATGGGAACTGCTGCTTGCCCGCCTCGGTGAAGGTGAGGGTGAAGATGGCCATGCCACCCTCGCGCGATGATTCGCGCAGATTGTAGGTTTCGACTTGGATCTGTTTTTGTCCATCCCAAGGATGCACAAGGAGGCCTGGGCCATATTGATCCAGCGCAGCAAGCATGGCATCTCGGCCGGCCATGTAGTCAGCGCCGATGATGTGTAGCTCAAGCCTGTCAGTGTTGGCTTTACGACCGAGATCCTCAGCCCACGGTTCATCGCGCCCGGGATACTCATGACGCGCCACACGACGGCCACCTTCTTTCTCTCTGGACTTGCAGCGGAACGGAACCCCTCGAAAGGACCCCTTCTGCATCTGATCCTGCCAGCGCATCAGTTAGCCCCTGCCAGCATCGGGCCGGTGTCCACATCGATGTTCATGGAACCTTTAGCCTGCAACTGTTTCACCCGCGCCTGTCCGCCAACAAACTCAATCTTGAGCGTGCCGCCGACCTCCTGCTGTTGCGGATGTAACTTGTCGTAGATCAGGCCACCGAGGGATGTGTTTTTCCCGTCGGTAGATGAAGATACCAGGCTATTGATTCCTGAATTGAGCAATGTGCCGATGCCGTATCCGGCTGCACCCGCTGCGCCCACCATGCCAAAGCGACCAGCCAGCGCGCCGATGGATTTCAAGCCACCCTTTTTCATGGCTCCCGAACTGGCAATATCATAAGCCACTGCGGCAAGTGTTGCGGCCTTCCATGCCTTGCTCAGTGTGCCGAGCGCACCGGCCATACTGGTGAGCATGGAGCCAGCGCCGACAGCCTTGAGACCGACAAGGGCGGCAATCATGCCGTAGATGGAACGGATAATGGCTCCGATGGTGATGGCGAGCTGTAGCCCTTTGATGGCAATCATGATGTAAAAGAGGTTTTTCCAGCCGCCAACAAAGTTGGCCATGCCCGATGCCATGCTCACGATACTGCGTGTTACCTCATAAATGCCTTTCAGTGTGATGAGGATGTTGCTGCCGATCTCTTTTGCCAAAGCTGCCAACTCACCGCTGGCGGCCATGCGATTCAGTTTGCCGAGCAAGTTCGATAGCTTGTTTTTCATCCAGTCAAACAGCCCTCCACCCATAATGAGCAGTGAGAATCGTTGCCATTGATCAGAAAGCATGGAGACCATGCCGCTCCATGTGCGTGCCTGTTTAATGTCTGCGCCTTCGGAGAGTTTACCCATCTCCTCGACCAGCATGGCAATGGAATCTCTCCCGAGTTTCCCTTGCGCTGATAGCTTCATAAGCTGCTGTACGCTTTTGCCCGTCCGGGCAGAGAGAAGATCCCACACCGGGACACCGCGCTCGATCAGCTGCAGCGCTTCCTCTCCCTGTAGTTTCTGCTTAGTCCATGCCTGCCCGACTGCGAGGACCATGCCTTCAAGCGTCTGGTTACTACCGCCCATCCTCGCATTCATATCCAGTAGTGACTTCATCATGCCGTTGGTGGGGTCCATGCCAAACGTTTTTAGTTTGACATACGATTCCATGATCTCATCAATGCTTCGGGTTGAATTGTTGGCAATATCAGATACCCAATCCATCGACTTTTTGGCTTTTTCCGCGCTCCCTTCGATGGACTCCAGCATCACCTGATACTTCTCGAATTTTGCAGCAGTACCATTCAGGTTGCGCAACAGCAGGCCTGCAGCTGCGCCGCCAACAGCAGTGATCTTTGCCAGCCCTGCAGTCTGGCGTTTCAGTCTATCGACAGATGCATTCATCCGCTTGATCGGAGCAGTCATGCGATCAATAGCGGATACAATGATTTTGACGTGCTGAGTGCTCATGCTCTACTGCTCCTTACCCTGAATGCGCCTGGCTTGTTCAAACCATTGAAAAAGCTCTTTGCCTTCCATCTTCATCAACTCGGATGGTTGGAAGTGGAAGAACCATGCGAGATCGGCGGCTATTTCCCGCCAATCGGCAGGGCACTGCCCAAAAAACCATCCAGCACCTCACCGGCTTTGGCAAAGTCGACAGCATCCATATTGGAGATCACGGACAGAGGAACGCCTGACAAGACAGAGATCATCATTTCTGCCTTGGCAACATCTCCTTCGATTTCATCCATCTGCTTGAGATGCTTCACCTTCGGGCGTGTTAGGCGAAGCTCATCAATGGTCTCGCTGCCAGCATCGACAGGATAATCGAGTTTAATAACGGTTGGCTCACTCATGCTGTCACCTCATCGCATGAGATGCCCTCGAACTTGGCCTTGATCTCGCCGGCGACCAGTGTCGGAGGCTCGGAGCACCAAGCACCGCGCAACACATGGTGGCTGCCGACATCGGTCTCGAATGAAATATCTTCGTTATTAATGGCGGCGATCGATTTCAGGCTGACGCCTCCCTTCTGGGTGAAGGTTGCATCGATCGATGGAATGCCGGGCTCAACCGAGTAGCCGGCGACACCCTGATCGTCCGTCTGCCCTGTACGTTTATCGCCACCGAAATCGAGCGTGGCTCCCTGCTTGGAGCGCAGCACACCGAGAGAGGCTGTTGAGATGGTGGCGCGGCCACCGACTTGGTTTGGATTACTCATGATGATTTACTCCTTAAACTTTGAACTGCACCAGGTTGGCGAAGACGCGCATCTGGTTCACAACATTCGGCTGGTCGACCACGTTGACACGGTTCGGATTGGCTGGATCGATCTCGACATAGAGCGAGTCGGCATAGGCCTCGAAATCCTCCATGATTCCGGCATCCACTTCGCGCCCATAGACGGCGCGCATGGTGGAGGCGATATCCTTCGGCCGTGCGATCGCAGCACCCGGCTTCAACGGCTGGCTATCCATGGCCAGCTTGTGGCGTGGATAGCGCAGGGCGATCTCGGAGCGCACGTTGTAGCGATGCACTTCGAGAGTCTCCGGTGTGTTGACATAGAGGTAGGCAACATCATCAGCGCCGGCATCGTTGGTCTGGTACTGGGTGATGGCTGCCTCGATGCTGCAGGTGCCGTCCGCTGCCACTTTGTAGGTGGAGATACCATCGAACAGCGCCAGATTGCGCTCGGTATCAGACCAGCGATCGGTGATGGCGGGAGCCAGCATGCCGGTCAGCTCGAGCGTCTGCAGCGGGCGGGCCGGGTCGTTGGCCAGCGACTGAGAGGCGCGGGCACAGTAGATCGCGGCAATGTTGCATGGCTCGGTCGGTGAGTTCTGCACACCGAGTACGGATACATGCGCTGAGTTGCGCGCATCGCCGAAGGTGAGGGCTGCCGAGTGGGTGCCCTTGTAGGCAGAGAAGGCACGACCGCCCATCTGCTGCATCGGGCCGTAGCGCGCATCGAGCTCGGTCTCCAGCGCCACCAGATTGGCGGTGTCGGTGTATGGCATGGCGATCCAGCGGAACCACTCGGAGGCAATCGCGGTGATGGCGGTGGCAATGTCCGGATTGGATGTGCCGGAAGCCATGCCGACGATGGTGGTGCCGACGCCGGCCGGTGTCTGCTCGCCGTAGTAGTTCATGCGGACATCGATATCGTTGCCGCACTCGCCTTTGTGGCGGGCGGTGAGGGTGACCGTGCCGGTGACGTTGGCGGCGGTGACCGGCAGCGTGGTGTTGGCATTGATCGCGGCGGCGATGGCATCGCCGATCACAGTGGCTGAATCACCGGATGCGACTGCAACCTGCACGCGCTTGCCGCCGATGTAGATATTCAGTGTGCCGGCCTTGGTGGATGGTCCGGTGACGGTGATCGTGCCGGTAGCAGCAGCACCTGCACCATTGTCATCCAGCGCAACCGCCCATGTCTCTGTCCATGGGTCGATGGCCATGACCAGTGCCAGCATGTTGGCCAGCTGTGAACCACGGCCGAAGTAGGTCTCGGCATTGGCGGCCGAAGTGATGCGGGTCGGTACGCCGGCAGCGACAGTGCCTGCAGCAAGCCGCTGGCCGATGATCAGGCGCTTGTGGCTGGCTTGTGCCAGACCTGCCAGTGATGCATCGAACTCGATATAAGCGCCGGGAAGGCGAAGCGCCGCCGGTATTTGTGAGAATGCGATTCCAGTCATGATGATTTTCCTCCAGATTTAACTTGTACGATCTCCACGTCTCCATCATTCAGACGACGGATCCAGTAAGGGTTGCGCGGTTTGCTTTCGCCTTTATTGGCGAGTGGCCGACGTGTCTCGGGATCGCGGACGGTCACGGACGGGTCGGTCGGTTTAATTTTGAATGTGTCAGACATTGAGATTGTCCTCCTCTGAGATCAGTTCGGGTTCAGCATCCGCATCCAGCTGCGTTTCAGCGTGGAAGGTGACCAAATCGTTCATGGATGCGAGATCGATGGCGAAGTCGAAACATGTGGTGTCGATCACCATGTGGTGCTTGGGGTGCCAGATCTGGCCGTCCGGATGGACGGTGCCGAGGCTGACGGCGAACACCGCGTTTTTGTTCAGGGCATCGATCACCAGTTTCTGCATCTGGCCGATCTGCTGCAGGGCGGTGTCGTAGTCATCCTGATAGATGCCGAAGCCGATGCCGACGTTGATCTCATCGGCTGTGGACTCGGTATCCTGTGCCACCAGCATCAGCAGCGGATACTTATCGGCTCCCATGTGTTTCGGGGCGCGATTGCCGACCATGATTGTCGGAGCGCGCTTAAAGGCCGTGTTGCACCATGCGGCGAGATCGGTGTCTGCGGCCAGCGCATCTTTCATGGCCAGCATGGCGGCGGTGAAATCGTCAATCATTGGACTGTCACCCTGCGGATGCCGACCAGCATTCCATTCATGGCATCGTCGCGGGTATCCTCAACAGCATCAGACTGGAACGGGCGAGGGCCGAAGGCGCGCTGGGTGTGGGTGCCTTCGTGAATAACACCGGCAGCGGCAGCGGTATTGACAAGGAAACCCTCAAGCGGCCCTGCAGAGAGGCCATGCTTGGATTGTCCCGGCAGGATATAGCTCTCGCTGCGGCGGGTGTTGCCGGTGCGCACCGGTACGGGATAGCTACCAGGTGCATCACTGTTTGAGCCTGAAAGGTTGGCCTTGGATGCGCGGTGCGCGCGCAGCACCCATCCACGCACGCCTTTTTCGACAACGCCAAAGACAGCTGGCTCCAACCCTTTCAGGTAGTCCTCAATCTCGCGGGTGTCAGGCCCTTTGACGTTGATATGCATCAGGTGGCGCTCTTATCGAACGGTGAGGATGTCACCGCGCCGAAGCCGGGCGTTGATGTGGATGAGTCGGAGGCGGCTGTTGCCGATGGGATGGCGGCGAACTCGCGCTCGGCATCAGCCTCGTACTGCGCCTTGCTGGCACGAATCTCACGGAGCAGAGCGGCGACTGCCGAATCCTCATGGCCGGATGAGGCGCTGTTGTCGATACGATTGACACGACGCCGGCATAGCTGTGCACAGGCCAGATAGAGCTCTGCACTCTTCACATGCATGGCAACTACAGGATCGGATGAGGCGTACTGCGTAGCGCCGGCTCTCTCCTTCACCGTCTCGGTGATGCGATCGAGCAGCGCCTGGCCATACGTGGACCAGTCAGCAGTGGCGGCAGCACCGAACTGCTCGGCGCTGAAGCCTTCGGCCAGCAGGTCGTCGGGGCCGTTCTTCGTGGCCATCAGCCGAACCTCTTAACCATGATGTTTTCGATCGCGAACAGGCCGCGCGATCCCATGTGTCCGGCGATGCCGACAAAAGCGGCTGTGATCAGAGGCTCGAAGTTGCCAGCCTCGCAAAGCCAGAAGGTGATCACGCCACAAAAGGCGGACGTGAACAGCTCACCGATCAGCTCAGTGAAGCTCCAGCGTGATACCAGCCCAGTCTTCACCTTCTGGTAGTAACTCACGAAACCACCCATGCCCGCCAGTGCGCTCATCCACATATAGGTGATCAGAGAGTAGGTGGCTGGATCCTTCTCAGGCATTGCCGCCTCCAATCCTTGAAGCGATGGTAGATAGAAGGCTGGATGGCTTCGATCCGGCGGCGGTCTGTTTGTCCTGGCTGCGCTTGTGAACAGTGATGCCGAGAACGGCCAGAGCCACGTTCCAGAGCATGGTTAATCCGGCAATGGCATTGATGGCGGCGGCGGCCTCTGCGGGCTTCCAGAGAATGAGGATCGTGACACCAATCATCTGAACGCCGAATGAGATGGCGACGATATAGCCGAAGGTGGCGCGCCAGCGGCTGTTGTATGGATCTTTGCTGGAGAGTTCGGCGCGCATGGTCTCGTTCACAGCCACAATTCGCTTGGTGCCCTCCTGCTTATCGACAATCCGCTCCTCGATCAGCTTCTCCTGCAGCTTGGCGGCAAGTTCAGGGTTTTCGGAGATGGCAATCTGAGCAGCATGAGGGCTGCCGGTGCCTGTGACCTCTTGTGCGAAATCGACCACCTGTTCGGCAATTTTCTCGCCGCCATCCCCAAACAGCTTGCCGACAATGGTGGGGGCGACATTGCCGAGGATGGATGCGGCGATTCCGATAAGCGGTAGCGGCATGGCTATACCTCCAGAAACTCGGCGGCTCGGTTGAGCCAGCCGGCGGCGAACTTCGCCTGTGAGTGATCGTTGCTGATGATCTGACCGTAGAAGCGGATGCGACGGGAGAGCACGGCGAGATAGATCTCGCCAGCATCACCGCGATTAACTGCGATCAGTGTGACCGGTCCGATCTTCCCGTCAGCGGTTACCTTCGCAGCCTGCTGCAGCCACTTGGCGGCGCGTGACGGGCCGTGGTTGACACCACAATCGACCACAAGGCCGCGCAGTGGCTCATTCTCAATGCGATCGAAGTGCGGATCCTTGATGTAGCGCTCTTCGTAGATCATGGCTGCGGTCATCTCGGAGAGGTTCTCGACATCGGCACGGGTAGCAGGGCGACCCAGATGCTCGGAGAGCGTCGCCTGTGTGATGCCATGATTTGTGGCGCCGCCCCGGTCGTCCGGGTCGTCCACAAAGCCGCCCTCTCGGCGGATGATGTCGCGAATGATCTGCTGCATGCCCTTTTATACCTTCGTGAAATCCACGTAGAACTGATCGCCGACATTTAGCGAGCCGAACAGAGCAGGGTTGGCGATCGTCATCTGCAGATCGGCAGTTGGCGTGAATCTGGCGAAGGTGTTGTTTTCATCGGAACCGTCGTCCGGATAGCCTTCACTGCGGCTTACGGCGCGGAATGAGACATCCTCGGAACACTTCTTTTCTTCATGGTCGAGGATCTCTTTCACTCCAGTGACTTCCATCTTGGCTCTCATCAATGCAGACATGGCATTCTCCTTTGGTGCTGACTTCTCGAAACGGGCCTCGGCGCGCTTTGAGAAGCCGCCCGGTTGCCCGGGCGACGCTGTCCCGATGAGTCAGTGATCAGGAGTTGGTAGGCCGATGGATGCGATGGCCACGGCGGTTGAGTGTTTCGACATGCTCTTAAAGTTCTCCGAGCCAGCGCCAATATGCGCAGATCGATCAACTGATGTTTTGCGAGCAGGATCGAGAGCGACAGTTTTTGTAAGGTCGCGGATGGAGGGCAGGCCTCCCATCGTTTGGGTGGCGGCCAATGCCATGCCGAAACCTTCATCGGTGTCACTCATGGCCAGTCGTGTTGATTCGCCAGTGCTTTTCATCGACATGGAAATGGTGTCTGTCGGGTCACCTGTTGAGTGACAGACGATGCAATCGCCAGCAAGCGCTGGCTGCGGCGTGCATGCCATGATCGCAACGGCTACAAACAGCAACAGCGTGATCAGTAGTGGCGGATTAAAAAGTGATTTTTTCAATGCTTTTCTCCTTCGATTTTATTTAACAGGGATAGGAGCGGCCCGAAGGCCACTCCGTTTCTCCCCTCTTATGCCAGCGCGATCCGGCGTACCTGACCGGAGTCACCGATCACGGCATTGTGCTTGCCGCGCCAGTCGTACTCGGTACCACGTACCTTGGCGTTGCGTGCCTCTTCGGCATTCAGCGCTTCCCACTCTGCGGACTGCAGGGTGTGACCAGGCAACACAACGTAGGTGGATGCAACCTTGCGAGAGATGATGATCTCATCGATATCGGTCATAACCTGCCCGTTGTTGTTGTTTGGATTCTCGAAACGAGCCGCAAGCGCCTTAGCAACCACACCGCCGTTGATGCGGTTGTTGGTGACGATCTTCATTGGAACACCCTCATCCACGCCCAACTTGTCGCCGACTGCCTGCAGGATTGCATCAGCAGCCTTGTCGATGGTCTTCTCAACTGTGGTATCGAAAGCGACATCAATACCAGCGCCCAGTGCAGTAAGCAGACCGTAGTGGTTGCTCGCTTCAAGGTGCGCGTACTTGCGAACGGCAGATGCGAACAGCTGGTCGATCTTGTAGAACTGGTTGAAGCGCAGCCAGTTGTCTTCGATGGTCATGCCAGCGGCATATTCAAGGAAACCAACAGAGCTGGTGGCGGTGGTGATTTTGCGAGACTTCGACTCTTCACCCGGCTTGATCTGGGCGAAGGTGATGCCGTTGGATACATCCAGCACATCGAAGGTCGGCGCGGCCGAGTCTGTCATGTCAAGATGATCAAACAGGCGACGGAAACCGAAGTCAGGCAGACCTGTCTCGCCGAGAGACTCGGTAACCAGCACCTTTGATGGCTGGCCTGCCAGGTTCGGATCATACGCATTGCGGATGCTCATCGACGGGCTGCGCAGCTTGTTAAACTGCTTGTTGACGGCACCGATGAAGAGATTTAACGCTTCCTCGTTGCCTGCGAATGCACCGTCGCGCGCCGCAGCGGCGATATCGATGCCCATTTTACCTTTAAACTTTTTCATGATTCTGAACCCTCCTTACAGATTCACTTCGTTGGTTAGATGCATCTGCACCACAGTGGCAGCCGAAGCAGCATCTTCAGTGGCCACACCACACTTGGTGTTGGCCGTAGAGGTCTTGGTCATCACCTTGGCGGTGTTGTCCCAGTAGAGGGTGTCACCGGCGCTGATCACCAGTGGAGCCTCTTTGGGTGCCTCGATCTCGGCTTCGTGAACGAACACGTTCTCCGCATTAGCGGCGGTAGCATTCAATGCCACCAACACGCGAGCGCGCAGTAGTTCGATCTGGGTTGCCAACAGCTCTGCTGTATGGGCGAACTTCATGGTTTTCCGGTTCAGGCCGGACGTTACGGTTGCAAGTGCCATGGTTTACTCTCCTTCCTCGTTGATATATTTGTTTTTGTCTTTGGCTGCCGAATCATCGGCAGTGCCATCAGGTTTCAGCTGATCCTTGGCGTCAGATAGCTTCTTCAGCTGGCTGGCCTCGGCAGCAAGCTGCTCATCAGAGAAGCCGGCATAGATCGCTTTCGCGGCTGCGACATCATCATCCGAGTCACCGGTCATCTTCAAAGCGCGGCGGGCAGACACGATGCTGTCCAGTGCGGCTTCGCGGGCACTCTGGCGGGCGGCCAGAGCGGCCTTGATATCGTCAACAGATGTGTCGCCGATGGCGGCCTTGAGCTGGGTCAGCTCGGTGTTGGTGGTTTCAAGCTTGGCGACTACGTCGTCGAGCTTGTCCGCCTTGGCCTGAAGTTCATCAATATTTACTCCGGCCTCTTTCAACTGGGCTTTCAGTTTTTCCAACATGGTTGGTTCCTCCTTTTTGTGCCCTTGATCTCGCTGGCCGGAGCCAACGGAAGTGGTATCGAGCGGAATAAGCAACTCTGCTGGCTTTCCGTCGATTAACGCTTGTTTCATTGCGGGTGAGATCATCTGGTTATCAGGCCTCTTGCCTGCCTTGAACATTCCCTGAAACTCTTCGGGAACATTTTTAATGCTGTTCATGATGCGATTAGAGAAGCTGTTCTGCGCTGTATCCTGACGGGCAATGAAATCAATACTGTCGGCAAAACCCATCTCCACGGTTTCTGCGGCGGTGAGCCATGTTGTTGCCGACATCATGGACTCGATCTCGTCGCGCTGGATGCCTGTGCGCGCGGCGTAGGTCGCAACAATAGAGTCACGGTAGATGTCCATCACATCAGCGGCTTTGCGCATCTCTTCAGCGGTGCCTACTGCGCCCCCCCATGGATCGTGGATCATAAAACGTGCGTTTTCTGCGATGCGAATGGTATCTCCGGCCATAACAACCACAGTTGCTATTGAAGCGGCGAGTGAATCGACCTCCATGTCGATAGCGGCAGGGTGCTTACGAAAGGCGTTGAAGATGGCAATGCCTTCATCGACATAGCCGCCAGGAGAGAATACGCGAACCCTGATGCGTGGAGCATCAATGTTGTTCAGTTGTGCAATCAGCTCTGATGCCCAAATGCCCCAGCCGCCGATCTCATCATAGATGAAAATCTCCGGCACATCGTCAGCACTATTTTTAATGCTGTACCAGCTACGCTGTTTATTCTTTCCGGCTGCTTTTGCCATGACTTACTTCTTGCCCTTCGCTTCGGCGAGCTCTTCACGCAAGCGCATCACCACGCGAGCATTGGTGACATCGGTCGGGCCGGCTTCGGCCTCTTCCAGATCCTTCTCGATATCCTTGACGCTGCGCTTGGCGGCGGGCTTGGCCGGTGCTGCTTCTTTCGGAGCATCGGGGTTAAGAATGGCGTTGATCGCATCAACTACACCGGAGCGAGTCTTGCCATCCTGCTCTGCCTGTAGAAGCACTTGCAGCTGTTCAGGTGTCTTACCTTTAAGGGCTTTGGTCACCTGCTTCACGTTGCCATCCAGCGACTTTAGAAGCTCTGTGCGAGCTTCGGCATCTGCATCATTGCTCTGCTCTTCGCTGGTGCCGGTCTCGGGTTCAGAAACATCTGTAGAACCTGTTTCGGTTGAGGCTGCTGCCTCTTCGTTGGTGTTCTCTTCGTTCTTCACTTCATCGTTCATGACTTACTCCTAAATGTGCGGCGCAACATCGCATCGGCATGATGGATGGGTGTTGATCACCGGCCTTGGGGTTTTTTCGAGGGTGCGTGGATTGCCCACGGCTTGGGATTGGCATTGCGGGCAACCATCGGGTGCCGGAATAAAATCGAACAGATCATCAATGAGATCGTCGGCGATCTCGGCAAACCATTCGCCGCGCTTGCCATCGTCCCACGCCATGGCGATCTCGGAGCGGGCGATCTGCTCCCACTTCCATGATGCGCCACCCAGCTCGCGCTTGAGGTTGGCGGCGATATTGATCGGGTTCTCACCGGCAGCGGCGCCAGCTTCGAGGATGCGGTGGATGCGGCCGGTCAACTTGTTATCGATAAAGGTGGCGAATGATGCCTTTGAGGATTGCAGAAGCTTCTCAACAGCGGCGGCATTGGAGAGCTCGCCGGCCGGTTCGGTAAGGTTGCTGCGGCTATAGCCATCAATGACGCCCTGTGCCCATGCGCGGACATAGGCCTGCGTCAATGCGCCTTGTGCCAGCCCGTCATTTTCCATCATGGTGGTGACAAAGGCGGCCAGCTCGGCCGAGATGAGCTGCTTGTCTGCGGAGGTGAAGGTGAAGCCGTCACTGGTCATCGCGTTCTGTTCCGGTGCTGATTCGAGACCCAGCGCCCGGACAAGATAGAGTGTCGTTTCATTCCATTCGTCAGAGATTGCTGACAACGCATCACTCTCGATCTTGTCCAGCGCCGGATTTTCGAGAGGGCGGGTCTCTAGGTTTTTGACAGTGTTGACCATGAATGAGCGAGGAAGCATGGCAGGGAAGTTCATCGTGGCCTTTGCTCCATCAGATGTCTGACTCTCGATCGCTACAGGCGCGGTGCCTGCTCCTGCACGAACCGCCTCAGCCTGTGCATTCATGAAGTTGGCCCGTGCCTGTGCCTCCATGTCCGACAGGTTCGGTTTAATGAACTCGACGCGCCATGCCTTGCGCACCCGCTTTTTATGGCCGTTACGCTCGACCTCAATCGTTTCGTTTGACCAGGTGAAGCCACGGGCACGCAGCATGGCGGCAACAATCCGATCAAGTTCAAGGCGTTCGATCTCGGTGCGGGTGTCGCTCTCCTGCCGAAGCATCTCACTTTGAAACTTGGCCAGGCGTTCGGCAGTGGAGAAGTGGAGCCCGAGCATCCATGCAGGCAGCCCTGACTTGGCAACAATCTGCTCCAGCACATGACGGGCGGGCATCTCAACCTCAAGGGTCTGGCCGCTGGCGCCGATGATCTCCACCTTCATGTCGCTGTCTTTATCGACGGCGGTGACGAAATCGGCGGATTGGCCAGTGCGTTTACTGGTGATGGCCGAGAGAAAGTCCGTTGCAATCTTGGTGCGGCGCTCTTCGAGCACGTCGCTGCTCACACGACCGGCCGCTTTGTAGCTGACGTGGTAGGATGGATCGCCGAAGCGTTCAAAGGTGTTGCCGATGCTGTTCTGGATGGTCAGTAGAATCTTGGCAACGAAAGGCATGGAGCGGAACATCGACACGCCGTAGGGGTCGGCATTCTCGGTGCGGTAGGCCAGATAGACCTTGTTGATCGGGTCAAGCTGCTGATATGAGGCGTTGCTGTTTCTTAAAACTGTAGAGGAAATGTTGGCGCTGGTACGATCCTGCAGGAGTGCTTCGACGCTCTCCTTGCCTGTGTTGTGGATGCGGTGGCGAAGCGGGGTGCTGGGGTTATACCACCAGTTCAGTGTTCCAGAGTCGTCGAGGCTGAAGGCGATGCCTTTTGAATCGGCCACGCGCAGGCGGTCGATATCTCTGCCATCATCGGAAAAGATATACTCACCAATGCCGCAACCCTGCTCATGAACTTCATTGCGCAGCGACATGGAGAAGGCAGAGAGGCCGCGCTGAATATCGTTGACCGTCACATTTTCCGCCCACTCCGTGGCGGAGGCGACGATCTTCTCGTCCTCTCCGACAATGACCGGCGTGCCATCCACGGTGATGGTTCGATCAATGGCGGCATCGAGCACAGGGATTGCTTCGCGCAGCGCTTCATAGAGGCCGGGGGCGACGGTGCGTGCTTTGAGACTGTTGAAAATGTTGGAGTATTGGCCTTGCCCGTTGGCGGGGCGCGACACAAGCTGGCTCTCCTCCTTATTGGAGGCGCGGGTGATACTGAGTCCGAGCAGCTTCAAAGGATGAACTGCTTGGTGTTCAGCGGGTAAAGGTGCGCGAAAATCCCATGCATGGAAGCGCAGAGAATCAGAGATGCCCGTTAATGATAAGGAAAACGCTAACGCCCAATGATGCGCAAGCCGGATAAGCCACCGGACGGACTACATCAGCGTAGTATTTGTCCGGCCGGTGGCTATGTGGTGACGTTACCGCCTTTGGCTTCCACACGCAAAGGCATCGTTGCCGCCGATGGAGTCGGAGAGGATGCGATTGATCATCATGGCGCGATCGGCATCCACGGGGTGGTCGTTTTTGTTCGGGTAGCTCTTCCAGCGTGGCCCCTGCCGATAGACCTGCGATGTGTAGATGTTCACCAGCTCCGGATCGAGCGGGTACTGGCCGAGGCGGCGCTGCATGGATTGCAGCAGTAGATCGGAGCCGAGCTCCTTGCCGTTGCAGCGAAGAGGCTTGTTGGATTTACGATCGAGAATCTGCTCACCATCGAGATCCACAGCATCAAAGGCGGAGCCAAACTGGATCGGCATGATTCGATTCTCGAAATCACGATCACGGTAGCGCTCCTCCTTGTGCAGCATGCCGATGACCGTGCGGCCGGCATTGCCGCCATCGATACCCCAGCATGGTCGCTCGGCATGCGGATCGATCAGGTGATCGAGAGCGGTGAGAAATTCGGCTTGCATGTGATAGTCGACACCTTTCATGTGGATGCGTGTATGGCGTCGCATGATGCCGCCGCGCTGCTCGCCGACCATGAGCTCTGTCGGATCCTGTGATTCACCCAGATCGGCGCCGGCCCAGTGATCGCCATCCCGAATATGGCCGAAGGCCTCGAAGATGATCCGCTCGGCAATGTCGCGCCATGCCTCGTGGCCATCCCAATCAGGCACTGGCTCGGTGCGCTCAAAGATGATCCGCTCACGGCCATCGCCACCCTCGATCTGTTCAAAGTCACACAGCTCCACCGATATCTCGCGCTCACTGCGGTTGGCGACCACCTTGAGGCGGCGATACTCGACAATGTTGACCAGGCATGAAACCAGCGTGACATAGGGGAATACGCAGTTGGCGCGATCGCCATCTCGCCCCAGTACATTCTGCTGATAGCCGGGAGAATCCTCGCCGCCGAAATCCTTGATGAACTCGCGACGGCGCTCATCCGACCAGAACGGCTCCGGCATCAATGTCTTCGCCCAGTTGAACAGCACGCGTGGTGGTTTACCTTTGCCGGTGAATCCATGCGGGTAGCGCTTGCGGAACTCTTCCCATGGCATGGAATCGTTATTGCGTCGGTAAAATTCACAGTCCCTGTCACCATCCGGCACAGAGTAGGTGCCCCATGTGGCGGTCGGTTTCAGGGCGCGGCGAAACTCGCTCCAGTGTTTGGATGCTTTCAGCAGGGCTGCCTCTTCAAGTAGCCCGAGTGCGTTGACATGGATACCACGAAAGGATGCGCCGGCAATGCCACCTGGTCGGAAGTGGAGAATGCCGCGCCCGTCTCCATGGGTGAATGTCATCTTGTGGTAGGGTGCTTTCTGGTGCCACCCCTTCTTGCACATTCTTTGCAGATGCGGATTCAGCTCAAATTGCTCGCAGATGGCGTCGATGATGTCGGTCAGGTGTCCCTGCAGTGGCGCACCAACGATCGACTCCACACGGCGCATCGGTTGGCCATGCACATCGAGCAACTCCAGATTGTGCAGGGTGGATGAGCTCCAGAGCAGCTTGGTGATGATTTCGCGGGTCTTGCCGACCTCGGCACCATCCTTGTGCTGATAGTCGCCCTGCCGATAGTTGACCGAGGCCAGCTGGTAGCCCCAGAACTCATACGGCTGCATGGTGTCCGGCTCAATCAGATTGAGGTTGGCCCAGAGGTGAGGGCGGGCATTGGTGAGCATCCATGCGTAGTGTTCAATGTTGAGCTGCTTGCCATCGGTGCCGTAGTAGTCGCCTCGCAACAGACCTTCGAGATGCAGCCCTTCAGGCGCATCCACCACCTCACCGAATGCATTCACAAAGGCGCGCTGGCGGCTAAGGGTGGACTCAATGCTTCGCTGCATCAGATCGGTATAGTTGACCAGCTGGGTTGATTTACGCGGCGGCATATTTTCTCCTGATAATATTACTTGCGTTGTGTACCTTATGTGGTACACTCTCCCCATGAACGACGAGATGATCCTTGATGTAGTCTTCTTCCGCACCGAATCCGGCAACGAGCCGGTTCGTGAATGGTTGCGTGAGATGGCTGCTGCTGATCGCAAGTCGATTGGCGAAGATGTTCAGACCGTGCAGTTCAGATGGCCGCTTGGCATGCCTCTTGTTCGCAAGATGGAGACCGGACTGTGGGAAGTGCGTTCCAAGGTTTCTGATGGACGCATCGCTCGCGTGTTTTTCACTGTCATTGACCGTGAAATGGTGTTGTTGCATGGCATCATTAAAAAGAGCCAGAAAACGGCGGCGGGAGATTTGGAGCAAGCAAAGGATCGACGCAACAAATGGAGGAGAGGATAAAAGACCGATAGGTCTGTGGCTTGAGAGGCCCAACAGAGGAGACCACATGAAAATCGAGGCAAGGAAAGAAAACCAATATCGTGGAAGTCGTTTCGATGACTTTCTCGAAGAAGAAGGCATTCTCGAAGAATGCACTGCTGTAGCTGTAAAAAGAGTGTTTGCGATGGAGATGGCTGACGCCATGAAAAAGGAGCATGTAAACAAAACTGCCATGGCAAAAAAGATGCACACCACCCGATCACAACTGGATCGTGTGCTTAGTGCAGATGAAACAGGCACAACAATTGATACGCTGGTTCGTGCTGCAGTAGCACTTGGGAAAAAACTGGAGATCAGGCTCGCATAGGTGCGTGCCTCGTCGGATATACTGGACGAGGCTCGTAACAATACAGACGCCATGCTGTCGGTTATTCTTCTGGATAACCCCAGCACGGCCAAAGTGTGTGCAAGCTGGAGACTGGTGAAGGGAATGATGGCGATACCGGATGAAGCGGAATCGCTCGAATCCCTATGGCCGGCGCGGATGCCTGAGAAGGTCACCAATGCAATTGCTGGCGCCACCATGTACCAGCCACAACGGGCGCTCACACTGATATCCCAACTTCGGCAGCATGGGCTGATCTTTCCAGACGGGACCATCCACAAGGCGGCTCGAAACTACCTGTTGAAACTGGCGAAAAACACGCTCGGCTGATCACGTCGTCTCAGCCTCGCGCATGCAGGATGGAACATCATCGAACAGACGCCCATCGATGTGCCTTGCCTGACAGCGGGTGAACTGCTGCCACCGCCTGACGATTACATCGGCGAACTTCTCATCCAACTCCATCAGCCGCGCATGGCGGCCTGATTTTTCACAACTGATCAGAGTGCTTCCTGAACCACCACAGAAATCGAGCACCTTCTGAGCCGGCCGCGAACTATTCTCGATAAACCTCTCCACCAGCTCGACCGGCTTCATTGTCGGGTGGAGTTCGCTGCGTTTCGGTTTGTCGACACTGGTAATGGTCGAAGCCGATATCTCGACCATTAGGTTGTCGCCGGTGACCCTCAGAATCTCATCACCGCTCTGGATGCTCCATTCGTTCTCTCCGGTCTGGCAGAAGCGGCCGCCGCCGAGATCGACGATCGATGTCTGAGCGCGGCCACCATACCAACTATGAGCCGCACCCTGTTTCCAGCCGTAGAGGATCGGCTCGTGGATCCACTGATAGTCAGACCGGGAGAGGGTGAACTGGTTTTTTCTCCAAATGAGGCATGCGGCAAGCTTGAATCCGGCAGATAGAAAGCTGTTGCGGAATGAAAGGCCGATCTCTCCGCCATCGGCATGCGCCACATAGATCGGAGCGCCTTCCTTCATGAAGGTGTGGGCGGTGGTGAACATATCCAAGAGCAGCTGGCGGAAATCGGCATCGGCCATGCTGTCGTTTTTGATCTTGCCGGCGCTGCCTTCATAATCGACATTATAGGGAGGGTCGACAAACACCATATCGACAGGCGTGCCATCGAGAAGCTGCTCCATCTGTTCAAGGTTGGTTGAATCACCGCACATGATGCGGTGGTTGCCGAGAATCCAGATGTCGCCAGGGCGACTGACGCATTCGGGCTCGACCGGCGGGACATCATCCTCATCGGTGTAGTAGGTGGCGTTGTCGGCCTCGAACTCGGCCATCATCTCTGCGAGCTCAGTCTCATCGAAACCGGATAGCAGAAGATCAACATCGTCCATCTCCGACAGCAGGCGCTTGAGCAGTTCATCGTCCCACTCTCCGGAGATTTTGTTCAGGGCGAGATTGAGCGCCTTCTCCTTGCCATCGTCCAGATCAACCCAGTAGACCGGCACGGTGCTGTCGCCACGCTTCTCGGCAGCCTTGATACGCTGATGCCCGCCCACCACATTGCCGTTGCGACGGTTGGCCACCACCGGCTGCACAAATCCGAACTCATCAAGACCGAGCGATAGCTTCTCCAGCATCTCATCGCTGATGCTGCGCGGGTTGTATGGCGCGGGGTTAAGCCTGCTGATCTCTACATCTTCAATTTTCATCTTATTCTCTCCTGATAACCAAAACTGTGACAGCGAAGGCACCGCGACCGGGTGCACGGGCTTCGACAAAGCGGCCTCGCTTGACGGCGATCAGCTGACGCTGGCGGCGCGGGGTGTATGCATGCCTCCACCAGGTGCGCTTGCAGAAACCAACGCGCCCGGTGAGACGCTGCATCTCCGCTTCTGTGAAATGCCCCCGCACGACAATGCGGATATCGTTGTGATCCAGCACCTCTCCATCGCGGATCATTTGAGTGCCTTCTCCAAACGGTCAGCCAGTGACATAACATCGCTGGAATGAACCCTTGCCATTTTAACCATCTTCTCTGCCATCGACCTCTCAATTGTCTTGACGTTTTCCGCAACCCAGCTAGCGGCCGTCCAGTTTCTGTATTGAGGATCACCACCTCCAAAATGCAAACACTCACGCATCAGCCTGTCTGGGTTTGACATCCACTCTGGAGGCGACACCCCAGCCTCTAACATTGCAGAAGAGTAAGCAGCCAAAGCCGATCTTATAGCCATCAATTCATCACTTATTCGCTTCTCTGCGATGGCTTTAGATTTATCTTCTATCCTGCGATGTATTTCGTCTTCAAACGTCACAGCAATCAGCTCTCCGAGTTCATCACGTGTCATTTTTCTATCGGCATATCGCCAAATTAGATCGGTGTAGACATCGCGCTTTGACTGCCGTGCTATTGCTGCAATTTCAGTCATTGTGAAATCACGAGAATCTCTCCACTGCGCTCGTTTTAAGGCTCGGAGCTTTCCGGTTTTGGTTGGCACCAGTAGCCCACATCCCTCTGGAATCTCATCAGTTTTCGCAATGCCAGGAGAGCAAACGAACCAAAACTCATTACTGACTTCCATCCCCCACATTCGCTTATGAGGTTGGTTCAGTTCACGCAGAAAGTCAGAGCGTGATACCTTGATCTCAAATGCATATCTTGCATGCCTTTCGCTTGGGTAAAGATTCAACACAAAAGCATCAAGTGATCTGGTCTGATTGGGAAACCCTGTTCCGTTGCGAAGCTCAAAAAAGACCGCGAACTTATTCGTTTTTCCGCTATCAGCACCGTACCGCTCTGCGATCAACACCTGCAGTTGGTGTGTAGAAAACTCAGGATTCGTCATTTTGCACCACCTCGGCATCGGTGATCTCGGACTCATCGAAGGCGGGGACTTGCATCTCCTTCGGAATGAGACGGGAGAGCTGACGGGTCAGTTCGGCACCGGTCTGTAGTTCATCATCCTTTTGCACCACCTTCGCCTGAGATTGTGGCGTAGCGAGAAACTCCTGCAGATTGATGCCGAGCTTCTCCATGATTTTGATCATGGTGTGGATCTGCGGGTTCTCGCGCTCTTTGATGCCGACGCGTTTACCTTCGGCGTTGAGAATGTCTTCACTGATCCATGTGCCGCGTGCCTGCACATCAGCAAACATCTGCTGAATGATGGAGATGTTCATGCCCATGAGGGTGGCGGCCAAACCCTGAAGCGGGACCATGTCGCCATTCTGGGCAGCAATGATCGCTTCGGTGGATTCTTCAACGGTATTCCAATCACCTACATCGAGGCACTTGCCACCGGGGCCGGTCTTTTCTGCCAGCACGAAAACACATGACTCAAACTTCGGGCACGTGGACTTGCACGGCTTGCCGACCATCGATGAGCGGACGGAGGTGGCGGTGTGCCCATGTTTCCATGCGTTCATGGCGCTCTTCTGTTTGCCCTTCTGGGTGACGGGGCCGGTCTTGTTTTTGTTGGCCTCTTTCGCGGCACTCTTTCGCTGTGCGAGTTCGGCCTCGGAGAGTGGCGATCCTTTTTTGCGGGGCATCAACACACCTCCCGAGCGACTTTCTGCGAGGCAACGATCTGGCGGATGCGGCTTGGATTGAGATCGTACTCCATGGCAAGCTGACTGGTGTTGGTGCCGGTGTGACGATTGCATATCTCTTTGTCGCGGGCGTCGCGGGCTAGTTTGCGAAAGAAGTTGTTGGCAGATGGAACGTACATCTCGCAGCCACGGGTGCCACCCAGTGTGTTGAGGATATCACTCAGCACCTCAACACCGTATCGGCGGCCCAGTTGTGCCAGCTCGCTATCTTCCGATGCGGTAGCCAGCAGGGCGGTCATCTCCTCAAGGGTAAAGCTCATGATGTGACCCCCAGCTGCTTCCAGCGGGATGATGGAATGCGGGCTTTTTGGAGATGTCTCTCCGAGATGGCGATGTAACCCCATGTTGTCTCCTCTTTGGCGTGGCCCATTAAGATGCGAATCTCGCCGACAGGGATATCGGCGTCGTACAGATCGGTGGCGTAGGTGCTGCGCAGCTTGTGTAGAAAAACATTCTGATCGGACAGACCTACACGGCGGGCAACGCGTTTGATTACGGAGTGAAGCCCACCATTGCCGAGACCGTGTCCGGATTGTCTGTTCTGATTTCCATGCAGGGCGACGAACAGGCTGGTTGAAGCTGGGTCTGCATATTTCTGCCGGATGATTAGCCAGGTCTTGAGCGCAGGGACAATCGGCCCCTCAAATGGAACAACGCGGTGCTTCGAGCCCTTGCCGATCACATGGATGCGGCCGGTGCGGGCGCCAAGGGCTACACGGTCCAGAGTGAGGTTCGCCATTTCGTTTCGACGAAGGCCGGTGGCATAGAACAACAGCACAATGCAGCGATCGCGGAATTCGGTGTCGGTCGGATGTTCGATATCCGAGAAGAGTGCGATCAATTCTGATGGGCTGAACTTCTGTGCGGATTTTCTGCTGAACTTAGGAGTGGGAACACCGTCGCATGGGTTGGCCTTGAGGTGACCTTTATCCACCATCCAGTTGCAGACCGAGCGCAGCGACGAAAGCCGACTGGCGCGGGTAGCATTGGAGTGGTTGCCACAGTTGATCGCCAGATGTTTCATCCACTCTTCAACTGTGTCGCGCGTCAATGGCAGCGAATGACTGTACACCCAACCGAAAAACAAACCGGCAATGCGGCAATATTTCTCTGCCGCCGTAGTGCTGCAGCCTTTGGTGATCACATGATACTCGGAGAATGCTTTCGCAAGATGGGGTGTCCAGATACCATCCATCATACGGCGAAGCCCCAAAACCGAAACGTGATATCAGCCCGAAAATTTAGCGCCACATAGTGTAGGGGGTGGGGGTCTTGCTCCTGAGCTTTTGATGGGGGGGTACCCCCTGCAAACACGGTGGAACCACCACGCACCAATAAACCACAGTAAAAACAGCCACTTGCAAGGCTATTTATGCAATCGTTCCGGTGGTTCCGATTTCCTTTTTTCGAAACTTGTTGTCCCAGAACCGAAAGGGCGCGACATGGTGTCATCGTACCTTGTTGCGGCAGTAGGTCGAACCGTAGTTTTTTGCTTATGGTTTGAGCGTAACTACAGAACATCATTACCATTTCGGCTAATTGGACAAAGAGAAAAGGAAGCATCATGCGCCTCTTCTCCTCGCCGATGGCCAGTCAAACACGACACCTCTGGAAGACTCATTCATCCGGTCGATCACTCGAGGGTGAAGGTTCGACTTCAAGGTGTCCCAATCCTTGTTTGAAATGATGATCGTCTGCCGGTCAAACTCGATACGCTCGGCCAGAATATCTGACAGGATCTTCTTGTCATACACCGACAGTGGCTCGGTGGCAATCTCATCAATGACCAGAAGAGGTGATCGAATGAAACGGTTTTTTATCTTCCGAGTGTTTCCAGACTTACAATCGATTGCATCCTTCAGCTCGGTAAAGAGGTGTGATGCGAGAGAGTACAGTCCAACCTTCCTGTGCACGATCGATGCTTCGTACAATACGATGGCGGCAAGGGTTGTTTTCCCGGTTCCATAACCGGGTTCGCTCTTGGCTCCGGAAAAAATCAACGTCCGGTATTTTCCATCGAGGAAATCTCTGGCCTGTGCCATGGCATTCTGTTGACCAGGTAGATCCGTCCAATAGTAATCCATTCTCAAGCAATGGTACTTTGGTGCCAGCCCCATCTCTTTGCATCTGGAGAAAAGTTCATCGCTGGCTTTCTTTCTCTTCAGTTCACACAAATCACACTCACACTCTCCCTCTATGTGCGTCCACTCTTCTTCGGTGTCGAGATGCTCAGGGATTTTGAATAGCTCACGAACATTATTCATCCAACAACCTCCCTCTCTCTTTCATTAATCTCAGAGGTAGATAGAGAGATAGAGTCTGTATTCTCTGTGTCCTCTGTACCCTCTGTTTCGGGCGCATGCATACCCGCGCGCTCAGGCATGCGTGTTACGCGCGCGTGAGTTTCGGGAACCGTTCTAAACGGTTTCGGTAACGGTTGGTTAACGGTTTCGGTAACGGTTAGTTTTGTAAGCTTTTCAAGGGTTGACGCGAAGTAGCTCCTCTCCTGATCAACACTGCTTTGGAAGTCATTCATGATGGATTGTTGAACAGTCGGAGCGACTGATGCCGGCAGGTTGGATGCGTTTTTCATGGCGCCGATCCAGATGTTTGGATTGGCCGCCTGCATCATTGAGAAACCATGGATGAATAAGATGCTTTTATCTGGCCACCAGCGAACCATCTGCCCAAGTTCGGAGATCGCTCGATCGACACGTTTGAGTCTCGTTAATCGCATGAACGATCGAAACCCTGCGAGATCCGCCATCCGCTCTCTCGATGCATAGATGACACCGCAAAGATTTGTCTCGCTGGAAGTATAGATGGCTGCGTAGAGAGCGATTGCATCGGTCGACAGCTGTTGATCCACAGCTCCGATCGGAATGCTCCTGAAGCGATATCCGTTGCTCATGCTGCCTCCATTTTATTGGCTTGTTTGTTGAAGTTCTCGGATACCAGAGCAGCCATCACATCAGGACAGACTGAGTTTCCGCACATGCGGACCTGGGCGCTCTTGGTGAGTTTCAACCCCTGTTCGGCGTCATCACCGATGATGTAGTCATCAGGGAACCCCTGCGCACGGTAGAGCTCACGCGGCTGCAGCATGCGCATGCCGATATCGACGATCTCATACTCTTCACCATGAACAGTGACCAGGCCGAAGCGATCCTTTGTGGTGACAGTGTGCATTGGATGATCGAGGCGAGGCTTTTGATCGGTTCCGAAGTACTTGATCAGGAATGCACGCACCTCGGCATGGTGTAGACCGCCGGCGCTGATGGTGTGCATTGGCTCTCGAATATCATGCCCAACATTAGTGCCGCGCAGCTTGACCATGTTGGATGTGACCAATCCCATCGCATGAGGCGATCCAGCAGGACGTTTGCTTTCGCCGCCTGCAGTGATCGTGTGGACCGGCTCATCGATCGCAGACCCGACCGAGCCATTTCTGAACTTGGTGATATGGGCCGTGACTAGGGAATTGTGATCTCTCTGCGTGATGGTTGAAACCGGGTCACCCATACCAGAACACGGCTTGGTGCATCGGCCACCGTAGTGCTTGGCAAGAAAGGCCGACACCAGTGCAGACTTACCCATGCCTCCAGCAGTCACTGAGCCGATAGGTGAATCCACCGGACTCCCGACACTCTTGCCAAACTGGCGAGAGATAAGCGGCTGCACCAGCAGGTGTTCATTCTTCGATACCACCGTTGTCAGTGGTGTGTTGATGTCATTGGAGTAAGCGCCATTCCCGCCGTTCTGTCCGATCCTGACAATGAACGGATCGGCACAGTCCACAACGTAACGCATGAGGCCTTTGGCAATGCGCCGGCACGTTGCCTCGGCTAGAGGTCTTTTGCGCTCAAATATAGACGGGCAAGGAATGCTCCAATCAATGCACTCGGAAGCTGTATGCCATGGCTTTAATTTGCCGCTCTTCACACCTTCACTGGCAGGATCGCCGTGCGTGATCTCAGGCCAGACGATCGGTTGACCATCGCGGCGAGCGATCAGAAAGAAGCGGGTCCGGATTGTTTTGGCCCCGTAGTCGCTGGCCTTCAGCTCTTTATACTCTACGGTGTACCCGTGACGCTTGATGGCATTGATAAACGACTCAAACTCTCTCCCCTTGCGTTTCGGGCAAGGTCTGGCCATTCCGTCTTCACCAACTACCACCGGCCCCCATGTGGTAAACTCTCCAACATTCTCAAGTGAAATGATCCGAGGCTTTGTCTTGGCGATCCAGCGAAGCGCAACCCATGCCAGGCCGCGAATCTTCTTCTCTACCGGAGTGCCACCTTTCGCCCGGGAGAAATGCTTGCAATCAGGTGACAGATGCACCAAACCAACAGGGCGACCGCGCGTGACCTCAAGGGGATCAACATCCCAAACAGACTCGCAAAGATGCATGGTGTGAGGGTGGTTTACCGCGTGCATGGCTAACGCTTCCGGATCATGGTTGATGGCGATATCGACCGGACGCCCGATCGCACGTTCAATGCCGGTGCTGGCGCCACCACCGCCGGCGAAGTTATCGATCACCAATTCGTCGAAGTTTATACGCATCTGCGTTGGTTTGTGGACTATGTGCAGGCTGGTCATGAATATGCCTGCTCTGACGTAACTCTGACGTGGGCAATAAAGCCGAATGCAGGAAATAAACGGTTTTTGTTTGTTGTTGATTGGCGTAGGGGCCGCAAAAACTCAGCAAAACCAACGTGTTTGATATAGACAATAAAACTCTTAATCAGCGGGTCGTAGGTTCGAGCCCTACACAGCCCACCAGAAAGAAGCTTGTGAAAACAAGCGTTTAGGAGAGCCAGTGTAATAGCTGGCTCTTTTTTTGTTTTGGCACTCTGCCTTGATTCTGACGTGACTCTCATTTTACCACCTTCAATATCGGCTTGTTTTTGGCTACCAGTTCGCTGAACTGGGCCAGGTGTTCGGTGCAGAAATGGGCGTAGCGCATCACCATCTCCATCGATCGCCAACCGCCCAGCACCTTCAGCTGTTCCAGCGGGCAGCCGCTCATCACCATCCACGTGGCCCACGTGTGGCGCAGATCGTGCCAGTGGAAATCCTCGATGCCGGCGCGGACCAGCGCCTTGCGCCATGCTGAGTTGTTGAAGCGGGAGAGAGGCTTGCCCCGGAACGTGAACACGTAGACCGGATGGGTGCCTTTCCGTCGCTCCAAGATCGCCAGCGCATCGCTGTTCAGTGGTGTGCCCAGTGGCCGGCCGTTTTTGGTCTTGTAGAGATACATGGCATTGGTCTGGAAGTTGATCTGTGACCACTTCAGGTTGCGGACGTTGGCATCCCTCAGTCCGGTGTTGAGCGTGAACTCCATCGCATCGGCCAGGTGCGGTGCATTTTTTGCCAGCTCCGCCTGCAGCGTCGCCGCCTCCTCTTCCGAGAGATAGCGCACACGGCTGTCGGCCTCCATGCGCATGCGGATCTTCGGTACTGAGTCGATCCAGTTCCATTCGTCCTTGGCCATGCGCATGATGGAGCGGATCAGGGCCGCATGCCTGTTCACCGTAACGTTCGAGGCCTCTCTCTCTTTCTTCTTGAGAATCTGCTCGATGGCTTCCCGATCGATCACATCCAGATAGACATCCTTCAGGTGTGGCCACAGCCAGCGCAACATGCCGCGATCGTTTTCGATGGTTTTCTTGTGAGACTTCTCCTCCAGCCATTTCAGGACTGCTTCGTTCCATGTCCGTCGGGGCTTGTCGCCGAGCTTTGCTTGTCGCCAGAGGTCGGCACGCCGTTGGTCGTGATACTCCTGAGCGAGCCTCTTCGCATCTTTGTCGGTTGATTTAATCCCAGTGCTCTCTCGCAATCGCTCGCAGCCCGGGATGGTGATGTCGATGTAGGCAGTTTTCGAGCCGCCTTTGTTTTTTGTCCAGTAGATTGACATGGTACCACCTCATCATTTGTGCATGGCTCTTTCGATTCAAGCCACTCATTCAGTTTTGACAGAAAGAATTTCCACGTTCCGATATTGCTGCCAGGTATCTCTCCGGCCTTCGCCTTACGGCGGAGGGTCTCTTCACTCATACCGAGATGCGCCGCCGCCTCACTCAGGCTGACCGGCCTCTCGAACACTTGCTCTGCTGTTTGCATTATTGAACCTCCTGCCATGGATCGTTGGTCATGTGCTCCATGACGTAGCCGATGATGTGATCGACAGTGGACATGCTCTCCATGGCACTGTCGGCGATGGAGATGCCGAACTTCTCCTCCAGATCAAGCTCGAGCATGACAATATCGAGCGAATCGAAGAAGAGGTCCTCGACCAGGTGGTGATCCTTCCTGATGTCTTCCGCACGCTCGCCGTAGATGCACAAGATGGCGACCGCCTCCTTCACCCGCTGTTCGATCGTGATTAGTTCAGGCATTGTCTTCTGCCTCCTTCCACTCGGGATAGGCGACAGCGCATGCATGCAGTATTTGACTCTGATGGCACAACACCTTGTCCCCTTCTCCTAGGTCCTCACTAATAGCCTTGGCGCTCTTTCTGATCCGCGAAATCTGCTGGTGTACGTTTTCAACATACTTACGCACCGGCTCGGCACCGTGCCAGTTGCCGGGCTCGCCGGTTTTACCGCTGATCAGCTGATAGATTTCTGCGATGGTGGCATTGGCGGTTCTGGCTTCCTGCGCATGGATACCCGCTTCCTGCTGCAGTCGACTGTTCAGATCGCGGGCGGCATCAAGATCGAGAGCCAGGCGGCTGATCAAGGAATAGGCGCGCATGATGTGCGCGTCGAAGGCTTTGGCATTGTTGTTGAGTCCGGAGATCACCGCATCGAGCTCGCAATCATTCGCACAGTCGAACTCGCCATGCACCAGCGCCCCGCCACAGCACGGGCATGTCTGATGACCGAGCAACACCAATACATGAGAGGTGAGCGCATCCTGCTGGTGGTCGCATTCTCCTGAGCAACCATCGATGCTTGAGCAGCCGTTGCCGCAAATCGTTTGATCAACCATTTGGATAATCCTTCTTATCTACCCTGACCGGCTCGCCATGTTCCTCACAGCTCCATACTGGATACTTCTCAACAAACACCTTAACGAACTTATCGAAGGCCTCCTTGATTTCCGGCGGCGGCGAAGTTTCTCCCTCTGGATTGTATTCCTCGTCAATACACTCCATCATATAATCAAAGCAGTGGCTAAAGGAGTTATGGGTTTCCTTCAGCTCCAGACGAACATAACCCTGAACCATCACGTGATCGGGCGCTTCATCCGGGAATATATCCTCAAGAAACTCTTCCACAGCCTCCTCAACCGTAGTTGCGTTCAGATGCTCTTTATCACCTACTGCATAAAAATCTGGTTCAGGCATGGCATGCCTCCTTGATTCCAGCGGCCTCGAAATCGAGGGCTGTCATTTTTCTCTCATGGCCACAGCGCCCTTTGCATCTGCGCGTCACCGATTCGTCCGTATGGACCACATAGGTCACGGGGCCTGCGCAGTACGGGCACGTGGTTGGGTAGGTTGGTTCAGGCATTGGGCCACTCTTTATGCTCAACGCCATCGAGCAGGCATCCGGCGGCTTTTTTGCCGACTCTATACATGCTTTGAGTGCCTTCGATGCAACTACACCCAAGAATCCACTCATGAGGGTTTTCGTGAAACTCTCCGCAGAGAATGTCTTCATCATCTGACTCATCAGGAGACCATTCACCCCACTGTTTGAAGAAAAACGGCACGCCAGAGGCCTTGCACTGGTCGCGCAGGCTTCGCGCCCAATCCGGATGCATCGGCCTTGCCTTCGGGCCTGATTCGCCTCCAACGACAACCCAATTAAGGCGTTGATCGCCTGTAACCCCTCGTAGATATGACCGACAGTGATATTTACCATCATAGGCACTTGGTTCACTTGATGATTCTCCGCCGGACACATCGTTTTGTAGCGTTATATGTCCAAGCAGCGGCTCTGCACTGATCCACCGCACGGATGCCGGTGTTTGAAGTAGCAGCGGAATCCGCTCATCGGCTGTTGCCTGATCTTCGACCGATACGCCAAGCCAGACGTTTGGAACAACCGGAAGTTGAGATAGTAGGCTGTGCATTCTTTTAGGTCGTTTTGTCAGCACTTGAAACGTGTGTTGGGAAGCGTTGTTCATAATCGAAAAAACCAATATGATAAACTCATCCGGCACATCCTCATGGAACAGGTCGGACATGGAGTTGACGAACACCATGCGTGGACGCTTCCACCTTAAAGGCTGCTCCAATCGCTCTGGATGGCACTGTACGTCCGTGAAACCTCTACCGAAGGCCACATGCTTCGGGTTGGCCGACAGACGCGGCCAGATACGCTCGGCATAGCAGTGCTTGCAGCCCTGCGAAACCTTTGTGCAGCCAGTGACCGGATTCCATGTCTCATCTGTCCATTCGATCTTTGATTTGCTCATGTTCTCCATGATGTAGCCGATGACGTGGTCGACGGTCTCCATCTTACGGATATCGCTATCGGCGATGCGCAGAGAGAAACGCTCTTCCAGATCCAGCTCCAGCATGGTGAAGTCGAGCGAATCAAAACCGAGATCATCAACCAGGTGATGATCCTTCCTGACATCCTCCGCGCGACCACCATGGATACACTCGGCAACCGACTCCTTCACCCGCTGTTCGATCGTCAATACATCAGCCATGGGCGGCCTCCCCTTTGATTCCAGCAGCCTCGAAATCGAGGGCTGTCATTTTTCTCTGATGGCCGCACCGGCCTTCGCACCGGCGGGTCACCGATTCGTCGGAATGGACCACGTATCGCACGCTGCCCGCGCAGTATGGGCACTTCGTTGGATAGGATGGTTCAGGCATTGAGCTGCCCTCTCACGAACACCTTAAACACTTCGCTGTAGCGCTTGCTCGGATGTGTCCATTCGTATTTTTTAATTGTCTTCCCTGAGTAGCCAATAAGCGTACCAAGCTGTTTTCTCGTTAGCCCGAGCCTCTCTCTGACAACCATCAGACACCTGCCCCATCCGTTGTCATAAAACATGGCGCCGCACGTATCACATGACTCACCAACCCAATCAACGAACAGCGTCTCGCGACCACACACCGGACACGTCGACGGCGGGAACTCTTCACAGCCCGCACGCAACGATTCATTCGTGGTGATATGGAGGCCGCTGACGCTCATTCCACCCGCCCTACGGGCCAGAGCACGGGAACTCGATCATAAGGCTGATAGAGGGGGTGTGCCGGTTCGCCTGACTTAGAGATGTTAAGTGCATGCAAAGTGATGTTGTGGAGCCCCAGAATCGCCCGTACACGCTCGGAGCGATTCAGGTGAATACCATGATTGCCCCATGCGCAGACGATCATGGCGGCGCCCCTGCTCTCTTCGATGATCACGGCATCATTATCAGGGCCGACAGGGTCATCCTGTGCCTTCATGTCGGCCGGCTGAGTAGCCCTGAAGGCAAACAGGTTGCAGACCACCAGCCCGCCATATCCCATCGATCGAGCGCGCCGCTCGCAGCGTTCCACGGTCGGATCGTTTTGCAGCTCATCGGCCGTGGATGGGTTGAGCATCAGAAACATGCAGATGCCTTTCGACTTATCCCACACCCGCCACAGCTTGTAGCGGTAGCGCTCACAGTCCGAGAATGTGGCGCCGGTAGTTCCGGTCAGGGTGTTATGCTCGCGGGTGATCACGCCTGAATCTCCGGCCACGCTTTATGCTCAACACCATCGAGCAGGCTGTAGCCGAATGACTTCTTGCCTGCCCTCACCATATTGTTGTTGACGTTTACGATATCTGCGCCGTTTTCGTAGAACTTTCCACCAGACCACGCGCCGATGCGACCATGGTGTCCACTTGATACAGGGAACCACTCACCCCACTGCTTGAAGAAAAACGGCACACCAGCGGCTTCGCACTGATCGCGCAGTAACCGCGCCCAATCGGGATGCATCGGCCTAGCCCTCGGGCCGGATTCGCCGCCGACGACGACCCAATCGAGACCCAGTTCATCAGATGTGCCTGTTCCGTAACAATGCGGACATCCATTCGCACCGGTGTCGTATTCGTAATATTCACCTTCAGCACAGCGGGAGCATTCTGAGTACGCCAACCCATCAAGTGTAAGATCAATTCCACCAAGCAGCGGCTCAGCACTGATCCAGCGCACAGCGGCGGGTGTCTGTAGCAACAACGGAATGCGCTCATCGGCTGTTGCCTGATCCTCGACGGATACGCCAAGCCAAACATTTGGCAGCGGAAAAGAAACAGGCCAAACTCTTTCTCTATCAAAGTGCGTAATGAAATCCAGCATCCTATCTGGCCGTTTAGTTAAAACCTGAAAGGTGTGGCTTGGAGAGTCAGCCATCACATCGAAAACCCGCTCAATGAAATCGAACGACACATCCTCATGGAATAGATCGCTCATGGAGTTGACGAATACCATACGTGGACGCTTCCAGCGTAGCGGATGCTCAAGACGCTCTGGGTGGCACTGTACGTCTGTGAACTTGCGTTTGCACGTCCAATGTCCAGTAACATCTTTCGGTCTGATGTATTCATGGGGAATGCAATCAGCTTCAGGGGTTGGAACGCAAACCTCCTGCTTACCATAAAACCGAGGCCAGATGCGCTCGGCATAGCAGTGCTTGCATCCTTGGCTGACTTTGGTGCAGCCGGTGACCGGGTTCCAGACTTCGTCAGTCCATTCGATCTTTGATTTTGTCATCTCGCCCCTCCATGGTCTCGACCCGTCCGGGCGGGGGACCGTGCAATTTCTCTGTCCTGATAAATTGTCATCACCTCAATCCCACCGGATCAGGACGCCATGGAACGGGAAGCCATACTCTCCTTTGAAAAAGTCACGGAACGCTTCAACCGTTTTGAAGCCGTCATCCAGTGCCAGCTTTTGGATATGGCCAACACCGAGCGCCACACCGTCCAGCTTCATGCCTGCCTCTGTCATCCGCACTTCCTGCGTGTATTCGCAGACAGCATCGCGCAGCTTCCTGCATGATTTCGTGCGCATGCCGGTATAGAGCTGCAGCGCCTCTCCCGGTCGTGGCTTTCGCTTATCCTTGCGAACAGCGCGGATCGTCTGGCGCTTCCGCCCTGACTCCACATCATCAGCGAAACAGGCTTTGAAGTTGTAGGCGGTCATTTCATCACCTCACCATTGCTATTGGCATTGCATTTGACGATATGCTCTGAGCTAAGGAGGTTGCCCCACCATCCGCGATAGTGTGCGCCGCCAATGTGTCCAGAGCCGTTAACAGCGATCTTGTCATCAAGGATGTCGGTTACTATTGCGTGGAATGGCTCATACCTCCGCCCATGGTTGTAGCGGATGATCCGGTCGCCTTTTTGAAGCTCGACATCATTACCATTTTCGTCTTTAACGATCTTTGGCCCATTTCCCCAGGCATATTGTGCAGCCTTGTCGCGGCGTACCTGAGCCTTATGGTCATCGATAGCGCGACCTAGTGATTCTCGCAGCTCTTTCGCTGCATTGATGGTGAACTTCTGGTCTCCAATATGAATCGGAAACTGAGTATCGCTATGCACAAAAACTGCTTGGGTTCCTATACTCATATCACCACCCCTGAAACTCTGGCAGAGCATTGATCTCATTCCTTGTCATCCAGACCTTTTGAAACTCGTATTTTTCCCCGGCTTCAAGATCGCGCAGCGTGTCCAGAGCATCGCCAACCTCCATGACACACCACTGATCATCGAAACAAAGTTTCGCCATCTCCATCCGCTCGGTGTTCGTAGCGCAATTCACATGGTGTCCGTGTTTGTGGTCATCCATGTCGATCGCCGCCATCTCGGTGCAATTACATTCGACAGATATCACCTCACCACCTCCAGTAGCGGCAGTCGTTCGACGGTGACGGCGTGGCCATGCGCGGAGGCATCGGCCATCGCTTCCACTTCGATGTTCGGATCGACTGCCTTGTAGTCTTTGCATCGGCCGCGAAACGGGCACTCGCATGTCAGGCATGCCTGCAGCGGGATCCGGTGCTGATAGTTGTTGCCGAAGCGGCGAGGGCCGCCTTTGCCGCATGAGATCATGGTGTGACTACGCATGGGCATAGATCGTCTGCTTGGCCCGCTCGAGGCGCTTGATCAGAAGCTGGATGCGCGACGATGCAACAACGCTGTGCACCTCTGCGCTCTCCGGATGTTCAAGAATGTTGAAGGCCTTCTGGATTTCGATCTCGGCGAACTCAAGATCGGCATGTATCTGCGCGCGCTTCCACATCCGCTCCCGCGCGATAAACAGATCAAGCTCGATTTCCAACCGATCGAACCTTGCCTCTATAGATGGGCTGCACTCCCACTTGGATATGTTGTCACGGACTGAGGTGCGGGAAAGGGCGGGGTTGGCTTGGGGCGCTGTGTTCATCTCGCACCTCCGTGTGCTCGACCCATCCGGGCGGGGGACCGTGCAAATTTACTATCCTGTAAATTTGTCATCCCTGAGCCCCGTCAACCATACGTCGAACTTCGGCACTGTCGTGCTCGCTGAGTGTCCGGGCATTGCACCAGGTGGCGACAAAGAGTCTGCCTAGCCAACCGATCAGCAGGAGCAGGAATAGCCCTGCGAGAATGTAGAGTGTTAGGAGCATGGTTTAGCCCTCCTGTGCATCGCTGGCGATATCGCCGACTGTTGTTTGTGGTGTCATGAATCGGTTGTGTGCCCACATCGAGGCGGTGATGCCGAGCGGGCCTGCAATGAGATATGCAGTGCATGCCAGCAGACCGCCGTCCGGCAGCGCCTTGTAGAGCACTAGGTGCGTGCCGCCGATAAAGAAACTGGTGATCGCCGCCGCGCCGTACTGTCCGGTGTTGACGTTCCGGCTCTGAAAACCGAGCGCGAACACCGTTGCGAAGGTGGCGAGGAATATCCAGAGGGCCATCACCCTTCCCCCTCAACCACAGCGAGCATAACGCAGACTTCGGTGATCATTTCGCGCAGCTCAACGGCGATCCGTTGGCGCTCTTTTGAGGATAGCTCCTTCCCCTTCTCTGAATCATCTCGGGTGGACTCAAACACTTCGCGCATCACATCGCCGACCATTTCGGCGTCCGGCAGCTCTGCCGGCAGCGTGAACACCATGCGCCCGAGCTCATGCTCCAGCGTATCGAGCGAGGCCTTGTCCATACCATCCATCAGATTGCATATCCACGACTCAAGGAATGGTCGCTCCTGCTGATTCGGGTCGATCCGTTTATGGAAATCCTTCGGCTTCATGCCTGCAGACTCGGCTGCCAGCTCGAGGGTCATCGGCTTGATCTTGCGACCGCACCCAGCGAAGCGGGCGCCACCTTTCACATGCACCACCGAATCGTGGTAGTGAGCCAGCACCCGATGCTTGGCGCGTTTGGTTTTCATATTACTGCACATGGAAATCCTCCGCTCCATTACCCGTTGTTGAGGATGTACATGCAGAAGCAGAATGCTCTGCATGGATTTGCAGCTCCTCTTCTTCCCACTGCTCAAAGAGCTCCGCATTGACGGGGTTATTGAGAATGGCGCTGACGGTCGACGGCGCCCATACCTTCTTGCCGCCACGGGTTTTGTGAACGGTGCCGCCCAGCGCATCGGCGATGGCTGTCGGACCAAGACCCTTGCGACGCGCCTCCCAGATAAACCGCATGGCCAGCTGCTCGCCGACATTCGGCAGACGCTTGCCATCCTCATAGCGCCAGCCGTAGGGCGCTTCGGCCGAGTGCTGTTCGCCGCGCGATCGTTTCAGATCGATCGAATCCTTCACCCGCTCGCCGATGCGCATGCTCTCGAAGGTCGCCTGACCGGCTGCGATGGTGAAGATGTAGAGACCCATGGCTGTGGAGGTGTCGACGCTGCCGCCACCGATATCGATAATGTGCAGGGCGCTGCCCATCTTGCGAATAAGCTCTTCGGTCTGCAGCGCTTCAACGGTGTTGCGGAAGATGCGATCCATCTTGGTGGTGACCAGTACAGCGCCTTCGGTTCTCTTCACCTTGTCCAACGCCGTCTGCAATCCCTCCCGATGCTCCATGCTGCGGCCGGTGACGCCCTCATCACTACACATCAGATGCAGATCCAGCCCGTAGAGTTTGCAGTAGAGCGTGATCCGCTCCTGTTGCGCCTCAAGGCTGTCGCCGTCGACCTGCTTGTCGGTCGATACGCGGATGTATCCGATGGCTGGGCGAGTCATGTTCTCACCTCGCGAGCTGTCGCCTCTTCCAGAATCATTGGGCCAAGACATTCTGAACAGCATGGGCACCCATCTTCTTTGGCTTCCTCTAGCTGTTTGTCAGTCAGCACTTCGATATGATCACACACAACACACCTGCACTTGAGTTTAACGGTCATTGCATCGCACCTGTGGACAGTAATTGGGTGCCCGCCACATCTCTCTCGTCACGCACGGGGCGGGCGGGCTTACCACCACGCGGACAAAGCTCAATTTCCTTCTTTGGCGATGGCTGCATGGCGCAGGGCTCATCCTTTCTTTGGAGTTTCGGTTGTTTGCCAAACGGAGGTCGTCCAGCGCGACGACACCAGTGGCAGCTATCTGCTGAAAACTGTGATCTGTGAAGGTGACCACGTGAACAGATGTATTTATATGTGCTCATGCAGCGACCTCGCCCGAATTTACCTGCTGCCAGGCGCGAAGATTGTTCTCGGCGATGTGCAGATTGCGGCGGGCATTCATATATGCCTGTGGGTCGCGCCTTTTGGTGCAGCGCATGATGGTTTTATGATGACGGACTGCCGCCTCGGCTTTCTCGATACAGTCGGAGACGCCGACGGTGTGTGGAACTCTATGTGCAAGTGGCATGGTTTAATCCTCCTTTCTGATGGCAGCAGCGTCGGCGGAGTGCACTTCCAACACTCCGCCTTGCTTCCTTCTGCTGTTGGAACTTGCTGCGGGCGTTCTGCCCATCGAAATAGGGTGGAGCACCGACCCATGGTGGTGGGTGGCCGGTGCTCCGACACGACCGGGCAGGGAGGGGAAGGGAAGGGGTTGCCCGATCATGATTTGATCTCGTCTTTTGTCTGTTTGTCGAATGCCGCTGTGAATGAAGGCTTGCCACGGTATGCATCGCATCCTTCGCGCCAGCAGACTTTCGATGATGGAAAATGCCTCCAGTCGTGCCTGCCGAAAAAGCAGCGCAGCCAACCGAGTATGGATGATCCCCTTCCCTTACTCATGTCAGGCCGCCTCTTGGTCTGGTCGCTGCATGTACTGACCGGCACCGGGGCAAATCTCGATGGGGTTTATCTCTTCGCCGGTGTATGCCTTGATTAACTCACAGATAACGGCCACAACCGATGTTTCCCCAGTCCATTCGGACGCTGGGAATTTTCCGCGAGCTTGCCAATTGCATATTCTGGCAACGGAGAAGTTCATGCCTCTGTATCGGCATGCCTTTGATATTGCCGCCGCACCACCCGCCTTTTCGATTGCTGTTTTGATATCCATGGCCGAGAAGGTACAGAATATGTGTACCCGTGTCAACACAATATTGACTTACGAAGTAAATGGAAAATGTACCCTTCACAAATGAAACATTTGAATGCGGTGGATAGAATGCTTGATTGCATGAATGAGAAGCACATTCGTGATGTTGATCTATACACGGCCATTGGGGTGAGCAAACAACGGTTTGGGGGATGGAAGACCCGTGGATCAATCCCAAAAGATATGCTCGAACCGGTTGCTAAGACATTAAATGTTTCACTCGAATGGTTAATGACTGGCAAAGACCCGAAGCGCAGCCTATCCGTGAAGCAGCGCCGGGTATCGGACATGATGAAACGCAACGGCATCCACGCCGAGGATCTGGAACTACTCACCCGTGGCAAGGTGAGTGCGGCGACCATTGAGCAGTGGCTATCAGGCTCCAGCGAACCGACCGATGCCGAGCTGAGTGCCGTCGCACCGCATCTCGGCATGCCACCGGACTACTTCCGCACCGGCGTGACCACCATCAAACATCACGGCGGGCCGGACCGGCGCGTGGTCGAGATGCCTGAAGGGTACGATCTGGCCACACCAGCGGCCCGTAAGCTGGCCGAGACGATCATCCGCATGTCAGCAGTCGGAAGCCTTGACGATAAGCAGCTGGCGGCGATTTCGCAGCTTCTGGACGTGCCGCACCGTGATGAGGATGCGCGTATCCGCGAGATGGCCGAGATGACACTGGCCGATCGCGAAGTTAATATTCCGGAAGCGGATCGCCTGAAGGGGGCGGAACGCAAAGTGTGGATCGACCGGATGGTGCACGATTACAAGATCGAGATCGCGAAGGAACCGGAGAAGCGCAAAGCGGTATAAACAGGGGGAAGGGGATGAAACGAATTTTACTATCTATCATGGCAGCGGGTGTGATGTCCGGCTGTTCAGCCGAGCCGCCAGATTGTTCTGATGCCAGGACAACCAAGCTGGTTACAGATATCGCCATGAAAGAGATCAAGAAAGAGCCGCGATGGACACCTGCAGAGTTGAAGAAGATTGTCTTGTCACTCGACATGATCCGAACCACCGACATCAACAAGGATACAGGCATGAAATCGTGCGCGGCTGATCTCGTGTTTACTTACGAATCAAAAAACATGAACACGTCGATCACCTATACATCAGAGATGACGGATGACGAGCAACAGCAGGTCGTCACCGTGTATGGGTTGTGATGACATATAAAGAAGTGTGCTACACCTGCTAGGTTAGCTATTCCCCACTGCAAAATCGGCCTGTCTGACCATCTGCGTCAGGCGGGCCTTTGTTTTTCTGGTCTCGGCATAGCCTGCCAGATCACCGGCCGCTCTGTGTTGTGACATCGATCCGGACGCCTCCTCATATCGCTCCGATATGATTTGATCCAGCACCCGATCCATCGTTGCAAACTCTCTCTCCCGCATTGCTGCCCCCTTTTATCGATCCCCATCGAATTTGAACCGGGCATTCTATCGTCTGAAAAACTCCTGTGCAGGGAGACTTCTCCTCAAAGTTTCCCCGCATAAATATGCGACCCCTTTTTGTGGTATAGATTATGCTAGTGTTCTGTGCATCGGGAAGGGCGAATAGGAGTTTCGCCCATGGACGGCAATGAAGCCTTGTCGAAATGCATCACATGTTTTCTCAGGCGCGGCGGTGATATCAAAACAGTCTGCACGGCACTGGACATCTCAGAGCGCAAACTGCGCAAGAAACGATACCATGAAGATGGCGAGCGCTTCACGCTGGCCGAGGCCGAGATCATCACCCGCGTCACCGGCTGTCCGGAATATGCCAACTACATCCGATCGCTGCTGACGGATCAGGAAGGTGATCTGTCGGAGAGGATCCACAGCGTCATTGAAGAGCTGGAGGATATCAAAGCGGAGATGTCACGCTCTGATGACGCATAAAAAAGGGAGCGCATCGCTGCACTCCCTCTCTTCTACTCCCCGAACTCATTCTCGTATGACTGCTTGCAGTGTCCGGATCCGAACAGCAGGTCGATCACCCTCTCGAACATGGCTGCGTAGCGATTGCCGCGCGATCGCAGCCAGTAGGTGCGGCTGGAGACCGTCCAGTCCGGCTCGCCATAGAGCACGGCACCACCGAGCTGATCCAGCCCGATGGCGATATCCCACCAGAGATCAGAGAGCGACCGCGCTGTGAACATGTGTCGAATGATCTGCCCGATGGTTGCCGGGATGATCAGCAGCACGGTCAGAACAATGGCGACAAGCATCAGAGCGAAGGCGCGCATTTTAGATCGCCTGCAGGGCGGCGATAGCCGTATCCTTGGCCGCTTCGGCCGCTGTCCTGTCAGCTGCGACATTGATGGTGCCGACTGACCCGGTCGCGCCCAGGCGCTCCGCCTCGATCTGACTGGCGATCGTTAGCCATGCATCGCGGGTGGTGATGATCAGGTCGGCGACAGCCTTTGCCGTTGCTCCTGATATACCCACCTCGGCTGCAACCATCGGATAGGCCGTTGTGTCGGCCGGATATCCATCCGCCTTGTAGGCATCCGCCTGAGCCGCTTTGATCACATAGACGGCAGCCTGCCCTGAACCGCCGGTGATGTAGCGTAGGCGGGCGGCTTCCGCCTCGTCATCGACTTCGGCGCAAAGCCCTTCTTTTATGGATTTGAGAGAAGTGGTGGGCGGCCATTGACCGGTGACCTCCACCCAGCCTGCATCGACGACGCCTTGCGTCAGAGGCATAAATGCTTCATCGCCGACCGCATATCCGGTCACTTCTCCACTATTAATGTTTTTAAAATGCCTCATGGCAGAACCTCCTCGGTCCATTGTATAATTGTTGCAGACGATGCTTGCATTTTATAGTAAGCAAAAGGTGGTATCGGAACGCAGATGTTGCCGGTTACCTGGCTGCCGTTGCTGTTGCTCATGCTTCCTACCGCGACAGCCGGCGGATTCACGCTGTCAACGTAAAGCGTGGCTGTGTTAGCGCTCGGCATCGACATCGAGATCGATAGAAAAATGGTATGGCTCTTGGTGTTTTGATAAATAGTGTTGATAGCCCGGCTAGCAGAAAGATCCTGAAGGGCGGTGCGCTTCAGCTCATAAAGGGAATCTGCAACGGCCTGGCTAAGTGCCTGCGATGGTACCGATGTTGTGATCATCCACTTTGAGCTCGCCGCATCGTAGACGGCCGTGATGATGCTACCGGCCGGCATGTCGCCAGCCGCCACCGCGCCGCCCTGATCGTTGACGATGGTCACCGCGCCCCCACCTGCATCGAGTGTAGGGGTGGCGGTAGCGTTGGCGTTCAACACCTTGAAACGCACCACCATGCCATCGGTGTAAGCGGTGATCACAGGATCGAGCGCGATCACGTATGCATCGGCCGCGCCGGTGTCGAGAGCATAGTTTCCGGATTGAGCATCGATCATCGACTGAATGGCAGTTGAGAGCTGTGTCAGATCGGTATCGTCGGGAGTCAGGCCTGCGTCGGTTATGACCTTGCGCAGCTCCTCGGTAATCATGTGGTGCCACCATGCACCCGGAAGGCTTGCGGGTGTGCCTACACCCGGATCACCGGGAGTCGGGTAGTCGTTTGTGGCCGTTGGCGGGATGGTCGGCGGCGTTGCCGAACCACCCGATTTTATATGTCTGTCCATGTTATCTCTCCTTATCCGTAAGCGTAAATCACGCCGGTGTGTGCCGGCTTGTCCTCATTGATAGCCGCCTCGAGCTCGTCATTTCCCCATGAGCGCAGCGGCGTCTCGACATCATCATTCACAGAAAATTCGCGCACTGTTTCCGCCGGGGCATTGATCTGAAACCAGAAGCGCCAGACCTCATCGTTGAGCGGCGTCTCGACTGTCGACTCGACGGTGTGCACTTCAAATTCGGTGATGGTGACGGTGAACCCGAGGGCGGCAGCCAGATCGATGAAGTATTGAATGGATTGCCCGCCGCGCTCGGTTATCTTGGCGTGTACAGCTGCGCGCCGCGCTTCCAGCGTTCCGCTGCTTGTCAATCCGCATGTGTTCTCCCAATTGATCAGAAGGTCGTAGGCTGTGCGAGGATCTGCCTCTTCAAGCAGTGAGATGCCGGCGGCATCGCTTCTTGCCAGCTCCTGAGCGAAGGCATCAAGCAGCGTGTGCAGGGTTGAGCCCTCCGATCTATCCAGCGCGACTGCGGGCGGCAGCAGTGCAAGTAGCTGCTCGCGGTATGCTTCAAACCCTACGACCATGTGATGGTTCCAGGCACGGCGATGTGGCCGGTGGTGTGGGTGACATCAGCGGCCGGCACTGTGAGATCGTGATCGGTCTCGCCGGCCGCGATCGAGATCGCTTCGCGCAGATGGCTGAGCAGGATGGTGCCACCCGGTTCGGCTTCACGTCTGATCAGGTCGGCAATCTCTGCCTCCACGGCTGCCTTCACCGTGGCGTCATTCGGGGTGAGGGCGATGGTCATATCCAGCGTATCGGCGACAGGTGCCACCACTGTGACATCGGCGGTTACAGGGCGAACGCTGTCGATATGATCCTGCACCTCGGTCACCTTGGCAGCATCGGGGATCAGGCCACCCGGATCATCATCCACCACAAAGCGGACGGTGACGGTACCGATGCCGAGCTCCTGCGGGTAGACCCATGCACGGGTGAC